TGAGGTTGTTGAGGAAATCATTGAAGAAGTTGTTGATACTGAGGAACTAGCTGAAGTAATTGAAGCTGAAGATATTGAAATATTAGAAGAAGAAGAATTAGAAGATTTATCTGAGGAAGAATTAGAAGCCTATGAAGAAGAAATTGAAGAAGTTATTGAAGAGTTTGTTGAAGAACTAGAAACTGAGGAATTGGTTGTAGTTGTTGAGCAAATTGCAGAAGTTGGTGTAGAAAGCCTTGCAGTTGCTGATGAACAAACAGTTAAAGTCGTCCAGGCAGTTGTTGCTGAAGTTGTAGACGTTGAAACTGTTGAGGAACTATCAGAAGAAGAAGTTGAAGTAGTTGCTGAAGTATTAGGTTTCGAAGAAACAGAAGACGTTGAGATCATTGCTCAAGCTGCTGAAGCAGATGAAGTAGTTGCAGAAGCTGTTGAGGAATTCGTTGAAAGAGCTGTAGAAAATGCAGATATAGAAAACTATACATTAGCTGATGTTGTTACTGAGGTTCAATTAGAAGAGTTTATAGAAAATCCTATAGGTTCTTTGATTGATGTAGATGTAACCGAAATACGAATTGCAAGTGTCGGCTATGATATGACTAGTGACCAAAAAGAAAAGGCACAAGAGGTTGTAGTACCAGTTATTATTGCCTCTCAAATTATTGCAAGTGCTCAAGTATTGAATGTTAGGAGATTTTAATGCGTCTTATAAGAAGAATAATTGAAGGTTTGTTTAGATTGTTAGGCTTGCCTTATCTAGTAGCAAAACAAGTTATTAAGTTCGTAATTATATTAGGTAAAAAATCCATAGAATGGATATCAATGTTATTTGTATCACTAGGGAAGATTGTATCTTACTTGTTTAATGGATTAGTGAATATAGTCGAATTAATTTATAATTTCTTTTCAAAAATAATTAAATTCATATTCGATTGGTTAGGAACAATCATTAAATTTATATTTAATGGTCTAGGAATAATCATTAAATACATACCAATAATATTGGTAGCAATAGGCAAGTGGTTTATAGAAGCGGTAAAAGAAAGTATTGCACAAATCTTTACTTTATTAGGTTTCTTCATAGCTTGGCTTACCTTAACCGGAAGCGCTAAAGACATTGTAGGTATAGCGATAATAGGCTCAACAGTATTGTGGTTGTTGACTATGGGTTTGAGAAAAGAAGATGGCTAAAAAAATTTCATTTTGGCGTAAGCTAAAGATGATCATTGGGAGAATGATAGCTGTATTTGTTGCTAATGGTCTAGCTGTTATAGGTGCAGGTTCAATTATCGGAATAGATATTTTAACCTCAGTTTTGCTAGCTGGATCGCTTGGTTGTGCTAAAGTACTAGAGGCTTTAGCAAGAGGTTATATAGATGACGGAAAGCTAGACCTAGAAGAAATTAATGATGCTTTTTCAAGCATAGACAGAAAGAAGACTAAATAATGAACGATAAATGTAATTGTGGTTGCGGCTGCGGCTGTGGTGGTGGCAACTAAATATTGTAGTGTGTGTAATGGGGATGCAGAACTTTGTGGATGTGAAGAGGAATTATGACAAAAGAACATAATCATACAAATAACGGTATGACACAAAAAGAAATGTTACTTCTTTTATTAGAAGGTCAGGATAAGCTAGACAATAGAATTGATCTATTACACGAAAAAGTAAATACAAAAATATCAAGACAAGAATTATCTGGATGGCTTGTAGCCATATCAGCTTTAGTGGTGCTAATTAATAATGTAATGTAATTGGTGGATGTATTGTGGAATTCTTATTTATTGCTGGATACGTTATCTTCTATACATCTTTACTAATTTTTATTTCAACTAAATTATTCAGTTTCGTAAAAAAAGATTTATGGAATTTAATAAAAGAAGTATGGGATAAATAAGTTATAATTAAACAAAGGAGAATTATGCATCCAAACGCAGCAGAAAGAAAAGTTTTATCTTTGATAACCCATATAGCTAGTATATGCAGACATTATATACCTAAAGAAAAATATAATGGAATAATAATCAGTTTACAAAACTTGTTGATGGATAGAAACGATGCCTAGATATGAACATAAATGTCTCCATTGCTTTTTTGTATTTGAAATTACTTATGGAATCAATGAAGAACCGGATATTAAATGCCCTAAGTGTAGTTCTTACACTAAAAGACAAATTTCTAAAAATGTTTTATTCTCTACTCCAGTAGATGTTGACTGGGAGGGAGATCCTTCAGATTTAGGAGATAAGTCTCATAAACAATACAAAGAAGCTAAAAAGATCAAGTATACTTGGTAATTATGAAAAAATATGATTATATATTCGATGGTAAAGAAACTATTACTGTAAAAGGTAAAGGTCTTAAAGAAGCTCTTAGAGAATATCGACAACAACATCCTCAACAACTTGAAGCTACTGTTGAATGGTTAGCTAAGAGTGGTCAAGAAATGAAAAAGCTAATAAGACTTAGAGAAGTAAACATTGGTATTGATAGATATGGGAACATCATAAGATGAAATTAAAAATAATAGCGTTTGTATTAATGTATTCGTTGTTTTATTTTATAGTGAATTTATAGAACCGTTAGATAGATACATAACGGGCATAACGCGTGACTAACGCGTTGATAACGCGTATAGAGGAGAGGAGAGGAGAGAAGAATAGAAAAGATGAGAATAGATAATAATATTACATTGCGTAGCAATAAAGGCAGATATGAAATAGACACTTGTGATATACTTTCTATTAGTCGGTCTTCCACTCCGACATCCTCCCATCAATGGCTATTCTTAGGGATAGCCATATGAAAGATAACAAACTATACATTCCTAAATTACCCCCTTTACATAAATCACAACAAGAAGTAGCTAATTCTGATGCTCGTTGGAAAATTCTTTGTGCTGGTCGTAGATTTGGAAAAACACGCTTAGGTGTGCAGATGTGTATGGAAGTGGCACTTAGAGGTGGGCGTGCTTGGTGGGTTGCTCCAACTTTTGCTATTGCTAGAGTTGGTTGGAGAGATATACAAGCTAGTGCTCAATCTTTTCCTAGGGAAATAGAACCAGAGATATCAATTGCCAATATGGAATTTAGACTTGCAAATGGTGGAGAAATAGCTGTTAGGTCAGCTGACAATCCACAAAGGTTAAGAGGTGAAGGTTTGAATTTTATTGTTATTGATGAGGCTGCTTTTGTTAAGCCTGAAGTTTGGTCAGAAGTATTACGTCCTACATTAACTGAAAGAAAAGGATCTGCTTTGTTCATATCTACACCTATGGGTATGAACAATTGGTTTTATAATTTATGGGAAACAGCAGAAACAGCACCTAACTGGGAAAGATTTAGATTTTCAACTTATGACAATCCAAGAATAGACCCTGATGAAGTAGACCAAGCAAAAACAGAAGTAGGTTCTATTGTTTTTGCACAAGAATATATGGCTGAATTTGTTGAAGCAGGTCAAGGTATGATAAAACCTGAATGGATGAAGTACTGGGAACAAGATGAAAATGGAAATTACATTTTAGATGGTGAAACAATAACAAGAAATGAGTGTACTATTTTTCTAGCTACAGATATAGCTACTTCTGTAGAAGAAGATGCTGATTACACTGCTATTGTTGCATTTGCAGTTACACCAGATCATAGGTTAATTGTTCTTGATTGTAGGAGAGATAAGTTTGAAGGACCAGATATTCTTACTGCTATTCAAAGAATGATGGATAAACATCAAGCTGGTTGGGTTACTATGGAAAGGCAAGGATTCCAGCTTTCTTTAATACAAATGGCTCAAAGACAAGGAATGAGAGTAAAAGAAGTTAAACCTGATAAGGATAAAGTCGCACGAGCTTTGACTTTGTCTGCTAGGATGGAAGCAGGAGATTTGTATTTTTTGTCAAATGCTCCTTGGCTCAATGATATGGAAAGAGAACTTTTCACTTTTCCTGTTGGAGCAAACGATGATATGGTAGATGCACTCGGTTATGGTGTCTTGAACTTAAACGAGCGCAGACAATGGACAGCTTATTAGTTTAGGAGATAAATGGCTACAGAATTAAATGCTTTTCAGAGGTTTACAAAAAGGTTTACATCCTCTGGTAGAGCCGAATTAAAGAGACTTGATTATAATCAAAGTATAAGAGGCGTATTAGATAGATCCGTATATGGATATAACACACAATCAGGATACTTCCCTACAGATAAATTAGAAGAAATAGGTAATGGTTCTGGTAATTCAGCTGTTGCTGCTTGTTTATCAGTATTAGCAACTGCTTTTGCAGAACCAAAATTAAATGTTAAAAGGGCAGACCAAACAGGTCAAGAGTTAATACAATTAAATCATCCTGTCGCTAAATTGTTTCAAAGACCAAATCCATTTATGTCTGGAGCAATACTCTCACACTATATAGTTTCTTCTTTAAGTGTTGAAGGTGATGCTTATTTATATAAAAATAGAAATAAAAGAAATCAAGTAGTTCAATTAGTTCCTTTAATGCCTCATTACATTACTCCAAAAGGAGATGAGAAAACATTAATAACACATTATGAATATAGACCTGGTGGTGATGTTTCAATTATCCCTACACAAGATCTTGTTCATATACGTTCAGGAATTGATCCTAATGACCATAGAAGAGGTTATGCACCTATTAAAACAGTTTTGAGAGAAATATTAGGTGACGAAGCAGCAGGTCAATACTCAACAGCCTTATTACATAATATGGCAATA